TCAAAGTAGTTTCTTTCCGAGAAAAAAGTGAATGGGAACTCTGCCCAAAATATAACATAGGAGTCAAGCACTAACCTTATATCATGATTGTAGCATTTATAATATGTGACTTTGATAATGAATTGTCAATGCGGTATCTTGACCTTTCTCTAAAATCTTTTGAACCAGTTCGTGACATAGTTAACATCACGCCTGTTCAATGCACGACACCCAAAACTCTCCCGATTCGATTTCAAAAGAACGAAGAACCAATCCCGTTCTATGTAGAGGATGATGGGAAAGATTACTTGCGCGCAAGGTTCTTTGGTGGTACGTTCTGCGACAACGAAATACATAACTCGATCATGCATTCTCAACTGATGTTGATTGAACGCATCGCCGCTGGTGAACCTATCGCTATCATGGAGCATGACGCTGCCCTGATTAACGAAGAAAGTTTCCGTTACATGGTAGATGAGTATTGGGGTGAGGTTGATATTTTTATGCCAGGAACTTGTATGGAGTTCTATGGGTTGTCTGAAAGGTACGCCAAGAAGTTTGTTGACTTACTGTACAACTTCCCATATATGGACCACAGAGTTTCTGGTCCATTCGGCACAATGTTGTATCTGGAGACGAGGGAAGATCTACTAGATTTTGATGGTTATCAAGTGTTGGCGCCAACGAAAGCAAGGGTTGATATTGATAAGACTTGTTTATCAGAAACAGTTTACATGTGTCAAAAAGGCATGGGATACGAGTTACTAGATCCTGCCTGTAAACAGTTCTTCTTTAGAAATGGCGGCAACACCAACAATACAAAATATAAACTGGATGAAAATATTTTCGACACTATGAAGTTTATACAAGAGGATGGGTCATACTCTAATGAGAAGGTTAATCCACTAACTGGTCCGACTTGGAGCAGAGACTTCGTGATCATTGAAGACTAAATAATGTCGGAGGAATAAGTTATGCCAAGAAACCCTTTACTGGATAATGAGTTAGTATCAGAATTTTTTACTGATGAGATGCACTTCGATGGTTCTGAAATCATTTCAGATGTCACCGCCAACGTTGGCAGCATTATTCTTGATCAAGCAAGTGGTGATCTGACCGCAACAACAGGCGACATTGGTGGCGTGACAATATCTGGTGGTAGTTTGTCTGGAGCAGGAGGAGCAAGTCTTTCTGTTTCAGGCAGTAGTACAGAAATCACTGGTGGACTTTCTGGTCCTAGTGGTGGATCCCTTGGTAATCTCACTGTTGATGACCTTACTTTTGCCAATCTCAATGATGGGGCAATCAATGTTGAAGGATGGGATAATGACGCCAACCTTGCCGCGAATAGTTCAACAAGAATCGCAACTCAAGCAGCAGTAAAAGCATATGTTGACGCCAACTCTGGTCCGACTGTAACACAATCCCTTGGATCAAGCCAAACGTTGGTTCCTTCACAACAACTTCTAACAAATTCTGTTCGTTTTACAATTAGTGGCGAAACTGGCGATGATGCTGATCTCAATGGAACCTATGTGTTAGGAGTCGCAGCAGTTGGAACAGAAGGAAGTAAAACTGTTGAGGTCGTGGCATCCAAGATATCATAATACTTGCTTTTTCTTTCAAAATAGGTTACAATAGATACTCTGTAATGGAGTAGTGAATGAAGTTTTATACTAATATTTCTCGTATCGGTAACAGTATTTGCTACCGAGGATACGAGAACGGTGTACGCAAGCAGTATCGCGACACCTTCAAACCTGTTATGTATCTCCCCGCAAATAAACCAGACTCCGAGTGGAAGACGCTCGACGGTCGTTGCGTGTCTGAGGTACAGTTTGAAACGTTGTCCGAGGCAACTGAGTTCTGGAAGAACTATGACAACGTAGATAATGTTGAGGTACACGGTAACAATAACTTTGCCGCTCAGTACATACAGAAGCATTATCCCAACGAAATATCGTACGACCCTGCTCAGATTCTCGTTGCTAACATCGACATCGAGGTTGAGTCCGATGACGGATTCCCTGAACCTGAGCGAGCAGAAAAAGAAGTACAATCTATCTGTCTCAAGTATCATGGTCGCCCTGACTTTTTCATCTGGGCACTTGAAGACAAGTATGATCCTGAGAAAACTCAGATCGACGTTGCTCCTGAACATATCAAGTTTATCAAGTGCGATGGCGAACTAGATCTCATCCTCAAGTTCCTTGGTTTCTGGAACGGTAAAGATACCTGTCCCGATGTCGTAACAGGTTGGAACGTCCGACTGTTTGATATCCCGTATCTTGTCAATCGAGTCAACAATATACTGGGCGGCGATGCCTTCAAGAAGATGTCGCCATGGGGTATCGTTCGAGAAAAAGTAATCAGTCTCAAGGGTAGAAAGCAGCAGGTCTATGAGTTGGTCGGCATTGAGCAACTAGATTACTGGGATCTCTTTCAAAAGTTTGGCGTGTACTCGTATGGCGTACAGGAGTCATACAAGCTGGATCATATCGCGAACGTTGTACTCGGTGAGAAGAAACTATCCTACGAGGAGCACGGTAATCTGTACACGCTGTACAAGGAAGATTATCAGAAGTTTATCGACTACAACATCAAAGACGTCCAGTTGGTCGAGCGCATCGACGAGAAGATGGGTTTGATTGACCTTGCTATGACTATCGCGTACAAGGGTGGTTGTAACTATCAGGAAGCATTCGGGACTACGCAGTTGTGGGATACCTACATCTATCGCGAACTGTGTAAACGCAAGATCGTCGTGCCGCCCAAGAAAGAACATATGAAAACTGACTTCGGTGGTGGTTATGTGAAGGCACCGCATATCGGTCGTCACTCATGGGTTATCTCGTTTGACTTGAACAGTCTGTATCCTCACCTGATCATGCAGTATAATATGTCGCCTGAGACTATCGTGAGTACACGCACCTCTGGTGTCACTGTTGATAACTGCCTCGCTCGGGAGAGACCCGATAGTAAGTCGCCGCATGACTGTATCGCCGCCAACGGTGTACACTTCTCCAAAGACTTCCGTGGTGTTCTACCAGCAGTGATTGATGGTCTGTATGCCGAGCGTAAACAAATAAAGAAGCATATGCTTGGACTACAATCTCAAGTTGAGAAGGGTGATAAAGGTGCCTCGAAGATGGTGACCAAACTTGATACTCAACAAATGGCGATCAAGATTATGATGAACTCACTTTATGGTGGGTTGGGTAATCGCTGGTTTCGTTACTATGACATTCGCATGGCAGAAGCGATTACGATGTCAGGTCAGTTGTCTATCCGTTGGGCAGAGAAGGCAGTCAACGAATACATGAACAAGATATTGGAGACCGAAGGAGTTGACTACGTTATCGCGATTGACACTGATTCGGTGTATGTTAACTTCGGTCCTCTCGTTGAGAAGATGGGACTGACTGATACAGATCAGACTGTACAGATCCTGTCGCAGATTGGCGAGGAAAAGTTTGAACCCCTGTTCGAGCGATCGTACAATGAACTTGCCGAGTACATGAACGCATATGAGAACAAGATGGTAATGGGTCGCGAGGTAATCGCTGACGCAGGTATCTGGACAGCGAAGAAGCGATACATCCTCAACGTACATAACAGCGAGGGTGTACAGTATGCCAAACCCAAACTAAAGATCATGGGTATTGAGGCAGTCAAGTCATCCACTCCCGCCTCTTGTCGTGATGCCTTGAAGGCATTGTTTTCTGTCATGATATCGGGAACTGAAAAGCAAACGCAAAACTCTATTCGTATGTTCAAGGAACATTTCATCAATCTTGATCCTCACGAGATTGCCTTTCCTCGCGGAGTATCTGACGTTGGTAAGTGGAGAGACGCGAAGGAAATCTACAAAAAGGGTTGCCCCATTCACGTGCGCGGATCTCTGCTTTATAACAAACTATTGCTTGACAAAGGATTGGATCGCAGGTATAATATAATCAAGGACGGGGAGAAGATTAAGTTTCTCTACCTTGACGAAAAGAACCCTATCAAGGAAAACATCATTGCTTTCTACGATTTCCTTCCCGAGGAGTTTGGGTTGCATAAATACATAGATTATGAACAGCAGTTTGAAAAGGCATTCCTGGCAGTGGTACGACCTGTGCTTGAGGCGATAGGTTGGAAAGAAGAAGAGTCAGTAAGTCTTGAAGATTTTTTCGCATGAACTTAGATCATCTAGTTGAACTCGAATATGGTTGGGGGCACTTGCCTCCAACAAATCATATTTTTGATTTCTTTGAACAAATACAAGGCAGGTGGGAACCTACAAACATACTGGAGATAGGATTTCATCTTGGTCACTCTACAACGTACCTACTTGAAATCTTTAAACAAGCAAAAGTTACCACAGTGAGTCCTGGTTATGAATCTGTTGCCAAGCATGTTTTAGAAAGGCAAAAGAAGAAAATAAAGGGCGAGGTTCCGGAGGATTTAGAAAAACACACAGCAGATACTAGAGCGATGATGGCAAAGGTAATGAAAGAAAAGTATGGCGATAGATTTAACTGGGTTAGTCAACGAACAATTTTTGCGTACTCTGATCTAGACAAATCCGCTCCGTTTGATTTCGCCTTGATTGATGGCGCGCACACATATCAAAATACTGTTATTGATTTGAAATGTTGTTTAGATTTTGGCGTGAAGCAATTGTTGATAGATAACATTGATCAACCAGATGTTCTTCTAGCGGCGAGAAACTCTGGATGGGAGATAAGTTACATCCAACCATACAGTCAGGGTAAAGACTGTAATGCTATCGCCTTCTTGGAATATTGATGAAAAAATATATGACATTTAAGCATTGGAAAACTGGTGAAGAAAAAACCATTGAGTACAAAGAACATAACTTACCTGTTAACCCTAACAGCGAACGCATCGTTGTTTGGAATCTGACTGAAGGTAAACTTGAGGACGTTATTAAGTCCAGCATAGTTAAAACCTATGAAAAATAATGTATGAACTAACCATATTCAAGAACGCATTCGATAATAAAACCCACAGGTATTTGAACATGCCTGATTGGGATTCATTCGTTTATCTTCTTGAACAACTATCAAAGCAACCTCTTGCTGGTAAGAAGGATGCTGAACTAATATCCCCTGCTGTTTATAAAGAGGGGACAACACGTGCAAACAGAAATGTCGAGTACTGGGGAAACTGGGCATGCGTTGACGTGGACGACTATGAGGGAACTATTGATGGAATTATTAATCGGTTCGCAGATACTAATCTTGTTATCTACAGTACTGCTTCTTCGACGCCAGAAAAAATTAAATTCCGCATTGTATTCGATTTGGACAGACGAGTTGAGGGAGACGAAATCAAGCACTTCTGGTATGCTCTTAATAAATCCATCGGCGATCTTGGCGACAAACAAACAAAAGATTCTTCGCGTATGTATTACATACCAGCGCGATATGTGGGCGCTCATAACTTTTTCCATGTTAACACTGGTAGTCCAATTAGTGTGGGTTCTCTCCTGAGGAAATATCCGTACCAGGAAAAAACTGGCAATGCTCTACTTGATGTTTTGCCTGAGGAGATTAAAGAGTCAGTCATTGAGCATCGAAAGAACAGTCTAACTAATACTAATGTGACTTGGACTGGATATCTTGACTGCCCCTTCTTTCCTAATAAAATGGCAATGGACTATAAATCAGTTTCTGGTACAGGTTGGTATCATCAAATGTATCGCATCATGGTAGCGACTGCTTGTAATGCAGTAAAAGCAGGGTATCCTATCACTGCTCAGCAGATCGCTCAGATGTGTAAAGAACTAGATATGGAAACAGGGAACTGGTATAAAAACCGCCCACTAGAACTTGAGGCAACTTCTGCTCTCAGATGGGCATATTCTAATTCATATGAGGTGCTATGATAATGGCGAGATTTAACTTTTTAGAAAAAATGATTAAAGAAAATAAGTACAAAGTTGGCGTAGAAATTGGCGTTCAACAAGGAACTACGTTCAAACATTTAATCAGTAAGTGTGAAGGTCTAGAACTTTATGGTGTTGATATTTGGTCGACAAAAAATGTGCGCTGGGATGGATCAACTTCAGAAGATCTCGAAAAAGATAAAACAAGTGTCAACTATGGGTATTATCTGGACTTACAAAATTGGATCACGTTCCAAGCGGGTGCGAAAGATAGAGCGCATTTAATTCGAAAATTGAGTTTGGATGCCGCGAAAGATTTCCAGGACGAATCTCTAGACTTCATATTCATTGATGCCTCGCATCAGTATCCTGCTGTGCTTGACGATATGAAAGCATGGATCCCTAAAGTAAGGAAGGGTGGACTGGTTTCCGGCGACGACTATGGCGATAAGTTCCCAGGAGTTGCTAAATCAGTGGCAGAATATGGACATCCTTTTGGATTGAATGGACCCGTTTGGTGGTGGATAAAAGATTAAATGCTAACGATAGTAACACCATACTTCGAAGATGAGAAGCAGTTGACAAGGTATTTGTCTCAAGACTGCTTTGATTTGGTTGACGAAGTTATTATCATTGACGATGGATCTGAAGTAGAAAATGCTAAAGATATTGTGAGGCAGCACCTCAAGAAACAGATAGTTCCTCCTCACTGTAAGTTTAGAGTGTTGCGTGTTGCTGAGAATCTCGGGTTCAATGGACACGGTTGTCGCAACCTCGGTGTACAACAGGCAAGTAATGAGTGGGTGTTCCTGGTTGACGTTGACATAGCAGTTGACAAGAAAAACATCGAACTTATAAGAGACGCCATACCCAACCTTCAAGAGAATCAGTTTTTAGGTATGTGGTTTGCATCTCCTCTTGCTGGCGGAAAAGAAGAACCTGTAGAGTACAACTCCTATGTTATTCGCAAGGAAGATTTCCTAGCGACTCGTGGATATGACGAGGAGTTCGTAAACATACATGGCGGTTCAAGAGTTTTCGTTGAAAGGTTGATGACGAAATATGAGAGAGTGATGCTTGATGGTTCGGGTATTGGTCCAACCAGATATGGTAGAGAAATCAGAGTTGTAGAAGGGCAGGAAAAAACTGAGTATGATGATCATTTCATTTATCATCCTCATACTTGGGACGGGGTTGAAGAATTATTAGAGATGGCGAGGGAACGCAATAAACATCCAGAAACTTGGAAGGATAAAACATTTATAGACTTTGACTGGTATGAGGAAAAACTATGAAAGAGTTGATTCACATGGTAACTCGCTGGCATCACGATCGTAATCTGATCAATGGTGCTACTGACAAGGATCAGGTATGTAAACTGATTCAGGAAGTCGGTGAGTTGAGCGACAACGTATGTAAGGGCAAAGATATCAAAGACGACATCGGAGATTGTATGGTAGTCCTTATAAATATTGCCGAACGTAATGGCACAAACTTGGAAGAGTGTTTGCACCACGCGTGGAATGACATCAAAGATCGTACAGGTCGTATGGTCGATGGTGTTTTCGTTAAAGACGATGATCAGTAAAAATAAGATTAAACATGGTGTCGGTGAAGGCATCATGCATATTGAGAAGGCACTCCTTCTCTTCATTGTAGCAGGTACGGTCTGGGCGGCTGTATACGATATCATCAGTATGTTCACAACACAGGGTAGGATGGATCTTGCTGACCTTTTCCTACTCTTTATCTACGCTGAGATATTGGGCATGGTTGGTGCCTTCTATAAAGACCATAGACTACCAGTAACACTCCCATTGATCATTGCGATGACAGCATTGACTCGTATGATCATACTACAAACCAAAGGCACTGAACCTTTGAATATAATTTATGAGAGTGGCGGTATTCTTATTTTGGCAATAGCGGCATACGTTATGTCGGCGAAAGATAAAATTAGTTTAGAAAAGTTATCATTGAGGAAAGACAATGAAGAAGCGTGACTACAGTCCAGAGGTAGTGGATAAATTAAAAGGATCGGTGCAAGTAGAGCACACATTAGCAAAGATGGGCGCGACTAACCTTCGTAAGTTGTTCGCTACGCACCCATATATAAATACATTCGGAGCATACAACGGTCAACAGGCAGTACAACATGTCAAGGCTGGTATTCATGCGATATACTTATCGGGATGGCAAGTTGCAGCGTCGTCTAATAGTGCGCTGGAAACTTATCCTGACCAGAGTCTCTACCCTGTTAACTCTGTTCCTGATGTCGTTAGGAATATCAATAATAGTTTTCGCCGACAAGATCAAATCTCTGTATCTGAAGGTGGAGAAGGGTTTCCGTTCGCTCCTATCATCGCGGATGCAGAAGCAGGATTCGGAGGAGTCTTAAATGCTTACGAACTGGCACGAAATCTTATTGAGGCAGGCGCAGCAGCCGTTCACTTCGAAGACCAAGTCTCCTCAGAAAAAAAGTGCGGACACCTCGGAGGAAAGGTTCTCATCCCAACCTCCCAAGCCATTCGTAATCTTAATGCTGCTCGTCTCGCTAGTGATGTTGCTGGGACCGACACTCTTGTTATTGCTCGAACGGACGCAGAATCTGCCAAGTTCCTTGCGACCGATGTCGACGATCTTGACCGTAAGTTCCTCACCGGAGATCGTTCCCCAGAAGGATTCTACTCCATCCAAGAAGGACGTGGACTAGAGTTCGGTTGTGAACGCGGTCAGCGATATGCAGAGTATGCTGATCTAGTATGGTGCGAAACCTCAAAACCTTGTCTGAAAGAAGCGAAGCAGTTTGCTGATGCGGTGAGGGGTGCTGTCCCTGACGCGATGCTCGCGTATAACTGCTCGCCATCATTCAACTGGCGCAAGAGCATCCCAGGTGATCAAGAACTTGCTGACTTCCAGTGGGAGTTGAGCAAGATGGGATTCAAGTTTCAGTTTATCACGCTCGCTGGTTTCCATGCCACGAACAACGCAGTGTTTCAGTTCGCTCGTTCGTACAAGAAGCATGGCATGCTGGCATACTCTTGGTTACAGGAAGAGGAGTTTGCCGCAGAGCAGTTTGGTTACACAAGCACAAAGCATCAAAGAGAAGTTGGCGTAGGATATTTTGATGTGATCACTGAGGCACTTGGTAGTTCTACCGCTGCCTTGTCAGGTTCAACTGAAGCGGAGCAGTTCTAATGTTTAAATCAATTGGTTTTTGGATTTATGATCTGTACAACTTCTTTTTTAGTTTGAAGGTCAATCCACTGCGACACATTCCAAACGCATTCACACAGTTTATTCTGATGTTCTATCTGTCAGTAATGTGGACTGTTGTGTTTACTATTTGGACTGGGTACACAATTTATTTCGGAATCGGTAGTGTTGGGGCACACTTACTTGTTATTGGCGCATTCTTCATAACAGCACTCACTTTTCAAGATGCTGAGAAGAACGGACATCTTTGGGTAAAGAGAACTCCTTTACCTGATGTCAAAGATAGGAGGTGTGTATGGGATTTGGAAAAGGAGGGATAGTCCTTCTGATTTTACTATCTGGTTGTACCTCTATTGAAGAAGAGAAGGCACCTTGCCTTGAGTGGACAACTGAGATTATCGAGAGAAGAGAACGATTGCCTTATCCGATGCAGGGTACAATCATCAGGGAAGAACCATACACGTATTGTAGAAAGAGGGCGAAGTCAAATGACACTGCTTGATGTATTTGTAGTATTTTGGATTGCGGCACCGTTGATCATGTTCTTTGGTATGCTCTATGGAGATTACCTTGATGGTGAGTACACACCACCATGGCAAAAGAAAAAAGACGGAGTTAACTCAGGAGCAAAGTTCGGATGAAATTTTATAGTTGTTTTCCAACAAGAAGTTTGTTGTTATTGATAGCGATTGTGTCTGTCATTCTGTTGGCAGGATGTGGTCAGAATGATCCTGGTCTAGCAAAGAAGATTAGTATCACAAAAGATCAACGTGCCGCTATCGAAGAACGCATCAAACCATTTAGCGTTGTAATGGTAGATGGAGTCACGGCTGTAGTACCAGTTGCCGCACTTCCTGGTGAGGCAAAGTATGCTGCTTGTGGTGCGTGTCATGGCGCGCAAGGTGGTGGAGGTGTTGGTCCTGCGTTGGCGGGTCAGACTGTAGAGTACATCGTTGGTCGACTCAATCAATACAAGGCAGGCGAGAAGGTCGGTAATCAAAGCAACCTCATGTGGGGTCAGGCAGCAGGACTATCTGATCAAGACATGAACGATCTTGCGGAGTACATTGCAACGCTATGAGAGACTGGTTTGCTAGATCAATGACAAAGTTCTTTCGGTTCTTCGCCGATACGTTCTTTGCTAAACGATACGGACACCGTGCGGTGGTACTAGAAACTATCGCTGGTGTTCCTGGTATGGTTGCTGGTATGCTGATTCATCTCCGTAGTCTACGCAAGATGGAACGTGGTAACGGTACAATGATTCATGAGATGCTGGAAGAGGCAGAGAACGAACGCAAGCATTTGATGTTTTTCATTGAAATCGCCAAACCAAACTGGTTTGAGCGAAGGTTGATTATGATTGCCCAGTTTATCTTTTGGCACTTCTACCTTGTATTCTATATTCTCGCTCCAAAGACTGCGCATAAGATGATCGCATATTTTGAGGAGGAGGCAGTTCGTTCCTACACTGAGTATCTTGAGTTGATTGAGTCAGGCGAGATAGAGAACGTACCTGCCCCGCAACTTGCTATTGAGTATTATGGACTGCTCGAGGATGCTATGTTATCAGACATGGTAAAATATGTGCGGGCAGATGAAGCGAAGCACAGCAAGGTGAACCATAGGATCGCAGGATTTTAATGTGGTGGGAAAATCACATCATTTGGAAATATATAAAGGGTTGTAACTGTCGGAGGTGTTACAAACATGAAAGAGAAACTATTAAAAGCAGTGAGAGCAAAGCACGCGGCGATCATGGAAGAAGCACTGGTAAACATTGAAGTTTACAATAATGCTGTAGGTATCGGCGAACATCCTGACATCGTCGAATCGGTTGAAGCGCAGGTAGACAAGTATGTTCATGCTCTCGAAATGGTTGAAGGTGTCGATAAGATTCTAGACTCATGAATATGAGCACGCCCCTGATGCATTCAAACGAAATAGAACTGATCGAGCAATACCTCGATCAAGATACTACCATGTTGGAGTATGGTTCTGGCGCCAGCACCGCGTATTTCGCTGAGAAGGTAAAGCACTTGACGTCGATTGAGCACAATAAACACTGGGTGAAGGTTGTCAAAAATAAAATACGAAACCTCTCCAACGTGGAATACGTTGCCATACCAACAAAAAATGTTAAACCCGCTCCAAGGGATTTGTTCGCGAAGTACATCGACTGGCCAAAGACACAGAACAGAAAGTTTGACGTAGTCTTTATAGATGGTCGCGCTAGGCAATGGGTCGCCGAGTCAGTTCAGAATGTGATCGACGAAACCTCCATTGTGCTTGTCCACGATTGGGGTCCTATTGTTGATGGTAGTGGCATGAAGCGTCCTAGGTACGACAGAATTTTGGACTTTTATGATGTAGTAGATCAAGTAGGCACCTTGGTTGCGCTAAAGAAGAAATGAAAGATATGAAAGATAAGTTTAAAAACGCATTTATGGAGGTGGCACACACCTTTGCTAATCTGAGTCATGCCAAGAAACTCAAGGTTGGTGCTATCGTAGTCAAAGATGAACGTATAATCAGCATAGGATACAACGGTACTCCAACTGGTTGGGATAACGAGTGCGAGGCACCTGAATGGTCTGAGGGCGAGTGGGAACCAGATCTGTCCTATCGCACCAAACCTGAAGTGATCCACGCTGAAGAGAATGCTATCGCAAAAATAGCAAGGAGCAGTGAAAGTAGCGAGGGTGCTTCACTGTTCTGCACTCACACCCCATGCATCGAGTGTGCCAAACTGATCTATCAGTCTGGTATCAAAGAGGTGTATGTCGCCCAAACATATGATGCCAGCATAGGATCCGGATTGGATTTCCTTGAAAAGAGCGGTGTAACTGTAGAGATGGTACCGCTTGACAAATAAATCAGTTTATAGTACAATATGTGTATTGTTATGGAGAGTATCAAATGGAACTAACTGAAGAACAACAGCGTCTCTTGCAGCAGGCAGAAATGATTCGAATGCAACAGCAGCAAGCAGAGCAAGAACAAGAAAGACCTTCCTTCTTCCCCACTGATCCTGATTACGGCAAAGGTGATAAACCTTTGGTTGGTATCGTGGGTCATGGATTCGTGGGTAAGGCAGTTGAGCGATCATTCAATGAGAATATTGAGAGATTCCTAGTTGATCCCAACTACAAAACTAACATCGACCAGTTGATCGAGCAGGAACCTGCTCTTTGTTTTGTCTGTACTCCTACCCCAGTGTTGAATAACGGTAGGATTGATGCAGCAGTCACCATTGATGCAGTCTTGAAGTTGATTCGATTGACTAAATCTGCTGTGGTTTTGAAGTCTACTGTTACGCCTGACGTCATTGATAAGATTTGTCGGTCAGTTGAAGGTGCCGAGGCAGCTTCTCGCTTCATCTACTCTCCGGAGTTTTTGACTGAGAAAAATGCTGATCATGAGTTTTGTAATCCCGAGTACATGGTGCTGGGTGGATTGCCAGACTCAACTCAACAGTTGATGGAGTTTTATAGATCAAACACTTACATGAAGTTCCCGAATGATCCCAACAAGGTCACTACTTGCCATCCAGTTGAAGCATCATTTATCAAGTATGCTATCAATACTTTCTTGGCAATGAAAGTGACATTCTTCAATCAACTGTACAAGGCATTGGAAGATGAGACCCTGTCTGTTAATCCGATGGAAGTCATAAAGGCATTGTCTCATGAACCAAGACTTGGTCCAACTCATTGGCGAGTTCCTGGTCCAGATAACAAGCGAGGGTTTGGTGGTGCTTGTTTCCCGAAAGACTTGTCTGCTTTCGTCAACTACACTGACAAGATGACTCTGCTCGAAACTGTGCAGGAAATCAACAAGGAACTCCGTAGTGAGTATGAACTTGATGACCGTGAGAAAGTTGCCAACGTCAGGTTCAAAGAAGAAGAAGTTGAGATTGTAAGCAACGACATTGATGAAGTGTTGAATGAAGAAGACGTGTTGGATACAACAGGTCAGGTTGATATGTTTGATGAGGATGCAGCATGAGTGTAATGGATAAACTGAAGAAGAACAGCAAGATCAAGGCAGCGGAGACGTTGTCTGATTCCAAGTTCTTCGTAGAAAAAGAACTGATCAACACAGGCGTACCAATGGTCAACGTTGCCTTGAGCGGCGATATTGACGGTGGACTATCCTCTGGGTTGACTGTGCTTGCTGGACCAAGTAAACACTTCAAGACTTCGTTCGCTTTGTTGATGGCAGCAGCATATCAGAAAGCGAAACCTGAGTCAGTCGTGTTATTCTATGATTCAGAGTTTGGTTCACCCCAAGCATATTTCAAGACGTTCGGTATCGACACTGATCGTGTACTGCATACTCCTATCGCTAACGTCGAGGAGTTGAAGTTTGACTTGATTGCTCAGTTGGAAGCACTTGAAGCAACCGACGATGTGGTAATCGTGATTGACTCTATCGGCAATCTAGCATCGAAGAAAGAACTTGAGGATGCTATCAATGAGAAGTCAGTCGCAGATATGTCAAGAGCGAAAGCATTGAAGGGTCTGTTCCGTATGGTCACGCCATATCTGACTATGAAAGATATCCCGATGCTTGCTATCAATCACACATACAAAGAGATTGGATTGTTCCCGAAAGATATTGTATCAGGTGGCACAGGTATCATGTACTCTGCTGATAATGTGTGGATCATTGGTCGTCGCCAGAACAAGACTGGTACTGAAGTCACTGGTTACGATTTTATAATCAACGTGGAGAAGTCGCGTTATGTTAGAGAGAAGTCGAAAGTTCCTGTCTCAGTTAGTTGGGAAGGTGGTATTGAGCGTTACTCTGGTCTTTTGGATGTTGCTCTTGCTGGTGGGTATGTTATTAAACCTAGCAACGGGTGGTATCAACTTGTTGATAAGAGCACTGGACAACTCGTTGGCAACAAAGTCAGAGAGAAAGACACAAGAACAGATACTTTCTGGGAACCGCTCCTTACCGAATCTGACTTCAAAGATTTCGTAAGAAAGTCCTACCAGATTGGTGGGGAAATCGAAGAACTTGAACTAGAACTAGAGGAAGAACATGTTTGAGTATCAATGTAAAATTGTCAAGGTAGTTGACGGTGACACAGTCGATGTTGATATTGATCTAGGATTCGATGTTGTCCTACGAGACCAACGTATCCGACTGTATGGTATCGACACGCCTGAGTCGCGCACTCGTGACAAAGAAGAAAAGAAGTATGGACTGTATGCCAAGAACTATCTGAAGAACGCACTTGGTAAAACAGGTATCATCCGTACAAAGAAGGATGGTCGTGGTAAGTTCGGTCGCATCCTTGGTGAGTTTATGATCTATGACGGTGAGACTGACTCATATCGCAGCGTTAATGCTATGATGATTGAAAAGCATATCGCTGTTGAATATCATGGACAATCTAAAGATGAGATTGCCGAACAACATATCAAGAATCGAGAGTTTATTGATGTCTGATAAAGCAGCAATGGAGGATTACCTTGACAAGTATCCTCACCTCAACTCACTCACTATTATGGCAGATAAAGACATCGAGTCATTTGAGGTTGGTGAGTATGATGATTATTTGATTTTGCCTGATCCGGAAGCAGCAAGGGATAGTTCTAATCCATCAGCAGCTGATGAGTGGTGCATGCTGTTATTGAAGGAACCGTACACCGATATCCTTGTTAAGTTTCAAAATATTATGATGGAAGGTGATGGTCTACAATATGATTACTACAAGATCTACGAACCCAAAGAAACAGTAGTCACTGACCATACACACTTCCTGAACACTCTGACTTCTTGCCTGACCACCGCACTTGGTGAGTGGCAAAAAGACGGTGCTTTAAAGACAAGAGAAATAACTGAATGAATCTAGACATGCAAAATATGATCCTCCGCTCTTTCTTCACCAACGAAGATTATATGCGAAGGGTTGTACCTTTCATGGAACCAAAGTATTTTGAAGGTGTGCATCAACAACTCTTCAAAGAGTTTGCGAAGTATGTTGCCAAGTATAATGGCGTTCCTTCTCTCGATGCCTTCCGTATCTCGGTGCAGGAAAGCGAGGAAAGTTTCTCCGAAGAAGCATTCAGGCATGCTATGGATATTCTGCCTGATCTCTTTGTTGAGGATACTGAGACTAATCTTGATTGGTTGATTTCTAACACTGAAAGTTGGTGTCAGGACCGTGCGTTGTTCAACGCAGTGATGGAGTCCATCTCTATCATCGACGGTAAGCATCAAACTCTGACGAAGAATGCATTGCCAGATATTTTGTCAAAGGCACTTGCGGTGACTTTCGATACTAATATCGGTCACGACTATTTGCAGGACGCTGAGGAGCGATATGAGTTCTATCATACAGTTGAAGAGCGTATCCCCTTTGACCTTGATTATCTGAACAAGATCACCAAGGGTGGGTTGCCTAACAAGTCGTTGAACATTATTCTTGCTGGTACAGGTGTTGGTAAGTCGCTGTTCATGTGTCATTGTGCAGCAGCAGCGTTAAGTCAAGGCAAGAACGTGTTGTATGTAACTATGGAAATGGCAGAGGAGCGTATCGCTGAACGTATCGACGCCAATCTGTTGGACGTGTCGTTGGATCAGATTACTACGCTGTCCAAGGATATGTTCGTCGGTAAGGTACAGAAACTAGCAGAGAAAACACAAGGCACTCTGGTCATCAAAGAGTATCCTACTTCCCAGGCACATTCTGGTCACTTCCGTGCTCTGTTGAATGAACTCAAACTGAAAAAGAAGTTCGTGCCTGATGTAGTCTTTATAGACTATTTGAATATTTGTGCTTCTTCACGAGTAAAATCTGTTGGCGGTGCAGTCAACTCATACACTTTCGTGAAGGCAATCGCTGAGGAGTTACGTGGACTGGCGGTTGAGTTTAACCTGCCTATCATGTCAGCAACACAAACTACGCGATCGGGTTATGGGTCATCCGATCCTGGTCTCGAGGATACAAGTGAGTCGTTTGGTCTACCTGCTACTGCTGACCTGATGCTTGCCTTGGTATCAAATGATGAACTAAATGCGTTGAATCAGGTTATGGTCAAACAGTTGAAGAATCGTTACAGCGATCCTAACATGCATAAGAGGTTCGTAATCGGCATTGATCGAAGTAAAATGAAACTGTTTGACATTGAAGACGCGGAACATGACCTCGTTCAAGATGTCGCTTCAGGTAAAAAGATACCGACTGAGGACGTTCCTGTGTTTGATATGACTTCTTCAGGGAAGAAAATCAGTGCTGAGGGATTTCAAATCGCCTAAATAAAGTGACATAATTTCTTTCTCGGAACCCTATTATGTTACAAGACGATTCAGAAGTTGAACTACAGGTTGAGGTAGCAGTGTTGAAAACTAAAATCGAACACATCGATGAGTCCATACACTCGCTAAAGCGACAGTTGGATGATATCGAAACTCGTCTCGTACGAGTTGAGCGCATAACTTACATGGTGCTCGGTGGTTTAGTAATACTTCAAGTGTTACCTTCCATTCAAAGTTTCCTTGGCGTATAACCTTGGATCCTATAACTCATACTTTCATCGCCACAATCTTATTAGCAGGAGCATATTACATAGGTAGATTACTAGGAGGACAGGTAGGTTTCCGACTAGGATATCAAGATGGGTCTGCTGAAGGTGGCATGAAAATAATTAAAATCCTTCATGAAGAAGGTACTTTTGATCAAGAAGATCTTGAAGATGCTCTTGATCGTTGGATTATGCAAAACAGAGAAAATTACGTGAATAGAGGTGATAAATTATGAAAGGTGACGTTGTAACATTGGTGACTCATATCGGTGAAATCATTGGTCGTGTTGTTGAAGAGACCGTAGATTCTATTGAACTAGCAGATCCCCGTTTGTTCGTCAATCAATCGGAGGGTGCTGGTCTCGCTCCTGGTATTTGTATGACAGGTATCAAGGATCCGACTGGTGGTGTATTCTACAAGGGTAGCATTGTTGCTGTAGTTGCAACTGCACCTGAACTTGAAAAAGCATGGCAACAGCAAACTAGCGGAATCATTTTACAATGAACGGAAAGGGTGATACGCCGAGACCTTTCTCGGTGGATAGAGAAACTTTTGAATCTAACTGGGATCGTATTTTCAGTAAACCTAAGAAACCCACTATGCTACACGAAGTCAACTATGACAATATGTGGCAGCATTCTTGCACTGTAGAAATGGGTGTAATGTGGATCGGTAAAAACGAAACCTGTAACTATTGCGGAGCATGGGAGGAAGATGATGAGTGAAGACATCTTTGACTTTGGTTTTACAGCAGTTACACTCGACGAACTTGAGGTTATCCAAGAGACTACCGCCAAGTTGGAGTCGACCACAGCAGAAGCAGACGAGATTAAAGCACGACTCGACAGCATCTACAAGGCAATCCAACCACTTCTAAACAATCTTAAGAAAGACCCTGAGCGCGACTATATCTACTGGCCAGAGCGTCTGACTAAGATTGAAGCATTTTCGGATCACATTGATAAACTGTATATGGGTTGACATTTGACCCTTCCTGAGTATAATATTATATTATGCTACCGAGAAAACTAAAAACTCCGATTCGATACATGGGCGGGAAGTCTCGAGCAACCAAGACGTTGCTTCAGTTCCTGCCTAACTCTCTGATAGGAAAATACGTTGAACCTTTCGTGGGTGGCGGGTCAATGGCATTCGCCTTTTCACGTCAGTTCCCTCACGTTCCTATTCACATCAATGACAAGTATTATAACCTATATTGCTTCTGGATCACACTCCGTGACTCGCCCTCAGACCTCGTAGAAACGCTTCTGAAGGTCAAAAGTGACGCGAGGGACGCAGTGGGTCATCGTAAACTGTTCGAGGACTGTAAGGCATATTTACTGAAAATAGATTGCGGTCAACCATGGAACAATAAGTTTGATATTGGTTGGCGCTGGTGGGTATGTAACAAGTGTTCCTTCTCAGGTCTGGGTGAATCATCAGGTTTCAGTGAGCAGGCATCCGTATCAAACTTCAGTGAGAATAACATTCGCTCGCTGTTACTTTACGGAGAGCATATCAAGAACTGGAAGATTACCAACGTTGACTACTCTGACTGTCTCATTGATGATCCTAACACGTTTATCTATCTCGATCCACCCTATGCGAAAGTAGGAAAGGACGGTACATCGTTCCTGTACGGTCGTAACGGTGACATGCATAAGAACTTCGATCACGTGGAGTTTCATACGCAGGTTTCTTACTGTAAATCTAACATGATGATCTCCTACGATAACAATGAGTTGCTGAAAACAATGTATCATGACTGGCAGCAACACACCTTTGATCTGACCTACACACTACATTCAGGTAAGAACTATCGCGAGGATGAAAAGAATCGTAAGGAACTCCTGTTGAGGAACTATGAACTTCTCACTTGATCTACAAACTGCGATACGCAACGAAGAAGTAATATATCTCCCGAACTTTTACGATCTGAACATTACACTCGAAGACGCTGAAGCAGATGCTACCTACGCTCGTTCGGTTGATAACATAAAACTGTACGATCACGGTTACTGTAGTCAGACTGCTTACATTACGACTGAATCCGTTAAACGATTCTGTGCTCAGATAATGAGTGCTACGCATTCTCCTCACTGTGATGCGCACTTCTATGTCGCCTACGATACAGACTTCGTTGGATTTGGCGCACACTCTGATGAGACTGATATTTTATACATACAGTGTGTTGGTTCGACAGTATGGGAAATAGATGGAATGAAGTATAAACTCTCTGAAAATGACGCGATTTACTTTCCTGCGAACACGATACATGAAGTTGTTACATTGACTGAACCTCGTGTTGGTTGTTCCTTTGGTTTTAAGGCAGATAGATAATGGCAGTATATTGTCCTGACATTCCACTCACCTTCGTTCACATCCCGAAAACTGCCGGATCCGCCGTTTCCTCGTGGTTAAAAACCCACGCACACGGCACCGACTATATGCCACTCTCATTCGGAAGTAAGCACTGGGAGTTCTCTAAAGTCAAATCGCATATGCGTGCTAGACGTCTGAATCCAGGAACCGTGGTAGTGGTCGTTCGCAATCCCTGGGATAGACTCGTGTCTACTTGGGCGTACTATCGCCTTCGTAATGCGTCCTGGGTGAGCGATGACTTTCACGAGTTTGTCATGAACACGTCTTGGGGAAATGCGAAGAGACGTCAAACGTCTTTCTTCCCGCCAAACGCATTGATATTACGTTTCGAGAATCTCGCCACTGACTTTTCTAAGATACAAGAACTCTGTAACTGTAACGAACCGCTCGGAGTCAAGAACTCTACCGAGCACAAACACTACACTGAGTATTATACCACTGAAACGTATAAAGAGGTCGCGAAACGGCATGCTGCTGATATAGCAACCCTTGGATACAGTTATGAAAACAACCCTTGACTTTAAAGAAGCATTCACTGATACCGTAGCAGGGACTCTTATCGGTGTTCCTATTAACTTTGTATTGGCGTCTATTGCTGTAAATCTAGACTGGAGTGCTCTAGAAATCACTGTCTATTTTACTGCTACTTTCTTTGCTTTATCTGTATATCGTAAAATGCGTATAAGGAGATTCTTCCGTGAACGATACGAGTGAACTCGAAAAGGAGAACCTAAAAGGTTCTCTGATAGCACCTGAAGAAACGATCACTAATGAACCTACAGGTCAGGAATACACTGTAGGAGAGATAGAACATAGTAATCGAATACAGAAATCAGTTACTCCTAAAGGTACATTTGACTGGTATCTTAAATGGATATCATCTGTTCTGATTCTTATTTCGCTGACCTTTCGTTCTGCTGGACCTGATTACTACTCTTATGATATCGCCTTTGGATGGTTCGGTATTGTAGGTTGGTTAGCAGTCAGTATCCTATGGAAAGATAGAGCGTTAATCCTACTGAACGGTGTTTCACTCGTATTACTCTCAATCGCTATACTGAACTTCCTATCATGAATGATGACCTCTGGAAAGAGTTTTTAAGACAATATCCTAAAGCGGATCCAGTACATCATCCTAAACAGGCGATGTATTATGCATATATGTTCTTTTACTATAGGAACAAACGAGGTCAAACCGTAAATACTCGTGCATGAACACTATTGAAAATCAATAAAAATGTGTAAAGTATAGTGAAAATAACTCCTATACAGTCTCTTACTTACTCATACGTCTATTATCGTGTATTCATCCTACAATCTA